AGTTCATTGAGTTTGGTTATAACCTGGTCTGGGCTAACTATTTCCAAGGTCTTTACCCCACTTTACAATCTGCTCCAACTGTTCCTTAGTCAACTTAGCCTGTTGCGCTTCAGCATAAGCAGCCTTCAAAGCAATCAAATCCTTGTTGAAGTAAGCGTTAGAAGCGGCAGAGTAAATCTCGTCATTAGCACGATTTACTTTTTCCATTTCTTGTGCTGACGGTCTCTTACCCTTCGGGCTAAACTGTCCACCGAGAGCAGAGATGGCTCGGCCATAGCTGCTGGTCGCACAGTTTTCAACAAATGAAGTCTTATTAACTGGTGACGAACCGAGACGTTCTTCCGCATAATCAACTGCAGCTGGAAAACTATCGTCCTTATGCAAGAACACTTCAGCCTTCATAACAACCTGAGTGTCAGTCATAGAAACAATCTCCAAGTTCAACCGACCCTCTGGATACTTCGCCCAGAACAGGTCAATTCTTTCCTGAACCGTTTGATACTGGGAAAGGTCAAAATAAGCCATAACTAAATCACCTTCCAAGAGTATTTGCTGTCAAAATAAATCCAATTCAAACCAGCAATCTGAATAGCAGGAGTGTCATCAGCAATCAACTGGACACCAGTAACACGACCAACAATCAAAGTCTTATTGGCATCACTGCCGTCGTACTCAATGCTGATTAGTTGATTAATTTGCGGTAGTTTCATTTTCATCCTTCTTATCTATAATTTCCATAGCTCGCTGTAAACCAGCATTGAACCCTTCAGCGTATCCGTTGTCCCAAACTTGGAACGGACTCATCCTGTGGTGGTGGTCTTTAACCCTTTCCCACCAAATGTTGAACTTTTCTAGTTCCTTATCCATGTCTCCCATGATTACCCTTTCTTGTTTAGTGTTAGGTAAGGTGTGCCACCTGCTCTAGCAGAGCGAGTAGCGATAACCTTGCCACCTAAAAGACCATACTTGGATTTACCCAAACGGTCAAGTACCTGAGACTTTATTTTGTTTAGATTTTCAGTAGCCAAATCTAACTCGCCTTGAGCAAACACCAGGTCAGAGCCTAAAGACCCCAACTCAACTTCATCATCAACAATTTCAGGATTCATCACACGAACAGTCTGGAAAGTAGACTCTGAGCCATCCCAGTCAGGGGCAACATCAGTGTTTAGTCTGTCCCAAAACTCTGCTACACGCTTGTTCATAGACTCAGCCCAGTCAGCGTTGTAATCCAAGTGGAAAGTTTCCAACTGGTTACCTTGGAACAGCACAACAACTTTGCACCACTTCAAACCAAGTAACTCCATGTACCACTGGCATTGAGCTTCATAATGCGCTGGAACAGTATCCCAACGATACCCAGCAGTCTTAATCTCTAGCAGACCGTAATCGTCACCAATCTTTAGGATGCCATCAGGGTTAGCAAGTTTCCAATCGTCAGCCCAACTACCTGTAGTAAACATCTCAAACTCAGGGTTACGCAAACCCCACTCCTGAAAGATAAGCGGCTCAACAATAGTTCCCCAACGCATCTTCTCATTCTGCTGAAAACCATCTTCAATCTTGTTAGTCAACTTAGCCCACAAAGTGTAAGCAGACTCCCAAGGGTTCAACCCCAAAATAGTGCCAACCTGTGAACCACCAATACCCTTGCTACGTTGCTCATGCCACTCAACACTCTGATTCTCAAAGTCCCCGACCAGCACAGCCTTACCAAATAACGGATGTTCTAATTTATTAGACATAACCCTTTTCCTTCTTTACATCTGACCCAAATGTCAGTAAGGTAAGTGTATGACAGACCTACGACATTCAGTACCAATTTCACGAAAATTATTTAGTTTCTTAGAGAAACAAGAAGAAGTAGGTGAACTGCCTTGCCAAAACTTTCCAGACCTATTCTTTCCAGACCAAAAAGGGTCAGGACAAGCCCAAGACATAGCATCCGCTAAAGAACTATGTGCAGAATGTCCACTACTAATAGACTGCGCAGAATACGCTATAGAATCTAAAGAACAATACGGTATTTGGGGTGGACTAACAGCAGACGAAAGACGGTTACAACGCTCTATTTCTTCTGGTCGGCGTCTTTAACCTTTTGAACAGCATCATTAGCTGCCTTAGCAACATCACTCTTAGTAACCTGACCTGTAGTCGCAATCGCATAACCGATAGCACCAACCACACCAATCATCAAAGTTCCCCAAGCAATAATTACACCATCTAACCAGTTGCCTGTCAGAGCTGCACCTACACCAGCAGAACCACCAAGAATAAACAAGAAAATACCAAAACCACGCCACGCCAAAAACGCCAAGACATCAATAATCTCTTTAACTCTAGTTTTCATTATTTGCCTGTGTTCTCTAGGATGTGCTTCAACGGGTCAACTAAATCTTTGTACGCAGACAAATGAATACCAGGGTTGCTAAAAGACTTGTTTGCTTTACCGATACTCATGTGCAGGTGCGCACCAGTTGAAGCAGAGCCACTAGGAGTGTTCTTACCGCCACCAACAAGCCCTAGAACGGTCTTACCGCCCACAACCTTGTCACCCTTCACCAAGTCACTCTTCTTCGCTAGGTGAGCGTACAACACCCACATACCATCTTTAGTGGAGTGAACAATAAACCAACCCAACACGTCAGACCATTCGTTCAAGAACACTGTTCCATCAGTAATCGCCTTGATAGGGCTGTTCTCTTTCGGTGACCAGTCCTGACCTCTGTGCGGTCTACCATTACGATAAGGAGCAAGATTACCGAACTCATCCCCACGAACTTTAGGGCTAAACGGTTCAACATAAACAACAGACATAATTACTCCTTTGGATTGCGTAAACGGAAAGTGATAATCCACACCGCCAGTGATACCAGAATACACCAGCCAATAACACTCTTTGCAGAGCCTTCCAACACAATCCAAGCAACAAACATGCCCAAAAGTGTCCAAATCTGACCAACAATGTCGTTCAAAAAGTTTTTCAATTTATCTCCTAATAGATGACGGTGCTGAAACAGTCAGCCCAACTGCCGTAGTCGCTATTTGTGTGACAATTACAGCTGCCACTATTGACTGCTCTGCAACCGCTCTAACCTTCGGTGACATGTCTGCACCAAAGTTACCGAGAGCGTTCAAAGCATTAGTCAAACCCACAATCGTTGCACCCAACACAGGTACACTAGCCAACTCCTCAGAAACCACAATGTCATCCGCTTGTGCAACAATCATTAGTTGTTCCAACGCCAAAACGTATTCTTCTGAGCCTTGTACGGCTGTCTCAAAGGTTGCTAAAGCATCTTCCATAAGCAATGCCACATCAGCAGCAGAAAGGCTTTGAGGGTCAATAGAAGCCAAATCTACGTCAACAATAGACGGCTCAGGTTCTATCACAGGTGGCAACTCAGGCTCAGGCTCAGGCTCAGGCTCAGGCTCAACAACTACAGGCGGTTCAACAGGCTCAGGCTCTACAGGTGGCTCAGGTTCAATCGGTGGCTCAACAGGTGGCTCAACAGGTGGCTCAATAACAGGAATAAACCCAGTACGCACGACAAACGGGTCAGAATACTCAGAATAAACAGCCAACGAATCATTATCAGAACGAACCCTAAAAGTTACGTCAGTATCTTCAGGCAAACCAGAAACAGTAGCCTTAGTTTCCAGCGAAGCAAAACCCCAGCCAGGTGCATCCCCATAAGACCACATCACCGCATAACGCTCAATCGCAGTGTCCTCAACAACTGAAGCCCACACCAAATCAACAGTCGTACCAGTAGCCACACCATTCAAACCAACAGGCTTACTCAAAAAGGCAGGTGGAAGCACAGGCTCACTACTGAAAGCATTAGCAGACACAACATTCATGCCCTCACCCTCAGCATCCCAAAACAGACGGTTACAAGCACCCCCACCATACTCATACCACCAAGCATCAAACTTGTAAGACTGATTAGCAACCATAGGCACAGTAGCAGAATTACCAGAGCAACCCTTTGGAAACCAGTCATCAATAACGGGCATGCCGTCAAGAGAAAAGAAAAAACCATCATCAGCCCAAGACTGAAAAGTAACATCCCCAGATTTCGGTGAAGTCAAAAAACCTGTGTAATGAATTAAAACAAAATCGTGTTGACACCCAGCAACAACATCCCCACCCCAATCAGCATCAAGATTAGGTACAGAAGTCCAAACAGACTCACCCTCACAAATAGTGTAAGCCTGACGGTCAGGTAGAGCTGACGAATCGTATGTATAAACATCTACACCTAAACCCTGTATAGGGTCTGCCTTAGCGGTAGGTGTGAAGGTCAGAATTGGTGTAAATGCCAAAAACAAAACGAATAAAAGTTTTGTCAATTTTGACATAACGCCTTTCTATTGAATTAGTTTGATTAGCACTCCGACAAGCGCAGAAGTAATAATTGCGGAAAGCACACCAGTAACCCAAGCAGACTGCCAGCGAGCCTTCTCCAACTCCCTAATACGAGCCTCATGGTCTATAACCAAATCAGACTGGATAGTGACATCCTTTTTGATAACAGCAATGTCAGTTTTGATTATGCTCATGTCATCAACAATTCTTTGTAGAAGTTCACCATTATTAGGTCGTTTAGTTTCAGTCATTAGCCGACAGCCGTTCCAGGAGTCATCTGAATCGCTTGATAGTAGATAGTTTCGCTAGTACCAGTAGCATCCGACACATTACGGACAGTAATAGTTGCAGAACCAGCTGCAATAGTTGTAGCAACAGCAATGTATCTACGGCTACCAGTCCATGCCATAACAACAGGCGTAACAGCGAAACGGCTTGCAGGAAAAGTTACAGTAGCAGTAGCTTCAGCGTTTGCAGCCAAAGCACCAGTCAAAGTAGAAGCAGTGCCTACAGCCACAGAATAAGGCAGTTTATCAAAATTGCCGTTCAAAGAAGCAGCACTCAGCACCGCACCAGCGACAAAAGTATTAGTACCAGACATCTATTTCTCCTTAAAGCCCCAAAGCGTATGTATCTAGTTTACCGAACTCTGCATCATCCAAAACAAGCCCAGCACTACGCAAACTTTCAAAACTAAACGTAATAAGATGCTCGGCCACATCAATCTGATGTTCAATACCAATAATCCTACAGACACGTTCAATAGCCGAACCAACACCATTAGGCGTAAACTTTACACGACAAAAACTATTTAGCCCTAGAAAATCTAAAAGATTATCTTGTTGAGTAGAAGTTAAATCCCTAAAATTGACAGTCAAATTGTTTATGCGATACTCAGGTTCACTATACTTAGCAAGCAAAAAGTTGCATAAATTACTTAGCTGACTTGGAACATTGTATAAAACCTCATCAACGTTAAACTGGCTTATGTTATAGGTTGATTGAGAAGTTGCGCTATTACCTACACTTGACTGACTGCCGTCAAAAGCCTCGGCAACAACTTTGTTGTATAACATGTCAGAACTGTAACTAATGTCAATATCAACATACTTATAAGCATTAGCAGTGCCATCATCAGTAAATAAACGAGAAGCCAAAAACACGTCGCTCGTAGGGCCGTAACTAGCATCCGTAAACACAAGTTGACCAGCAGAATTAGTGTACAAAGACCCCTGCTCAGAAACCTCAATACTATTGATGTAATCTAAAGCATTTTTACCTACACACTGAGTATCAGCTGCAAGCATTTGTGTTCCATCAGCCACAACATAAGGAGTCACATTGTAAGGATTGCTGTACGCTACACCAGAATCCTGTAAAATCCTTACAAACCTATCACCGCTAGTCTCAGCAGGAAAACTTGTGCTAGTAATGTATTGGCGAGCAAACAAACCAGTACGCTCAGTAGCAATCAAAATAGCAGTAGACTCACCAGACACATCATAATCAAAAGACCAGTCATCAACCCAACCCTCAAAAATAGTATTTAAAGTTGGAATCTCAATAAACACCCAAGTAGCCCTAGGCAACACCGAACCATAAAAAGCAGAGCCAGTATTAGTAGGGTCAAACTCCCTACCCATGTTCTTAAAAGTTACAGAAGCCGTACCAGGCTGGAACGAATCAAGAACCCTATTCTTACCCAAATTAACTGAAACATTTAGGACATAGTTAGTAACAGTCCAAATCTCGCTACCATCATTCAAGCCAAGAAGGACACGAACGCTATTCATTAGTTACCTTTTCTCCAAGTGTAACCCTGAGTCTTTTCAGCAGCCTGAATCTGCTTGATAAGAGTACGACCAATCTCAGCATCAGTAGCACCATAAGGAACATTCACAGTCAAGTTATAGGTAACGGCCTTTTCTCTAGCTTTCTCAAAAGATAGGTAATCAAGAGCCTGACCTGGAGCAGTAAACGGATTCTTTATCGCACCTGGAGCAAACGAGAACATGCCTTCTTTACGAGGCTTACCAATAGGAGCAAGTGGGCCAGAAGTTCTAGGCTTAAACAATTCTGACATGTCCGCAAACTTAGGTTTAGCATCCTTCTTAGGCTTTTCAGTTTCAGGTTTCTTCTTATCATCAACCTTGCCTTTCAGGAAATCAACAAAATCACCTGCAGCAGTACCCTTCAAAGACTTAGTAATTTTCTTGTACTCTTCAGCAGTCGCATTACCCATAGCAGTACCCATACCAGTACCCACAGTAGTAGCTGCAGCGTTCAACGCTTCCTGCTGAGATGTCAAAGCATCAATAAGACCGTTGCCCATAGCAGAGCCACTATCCTTCATGGATTTAGCAATCTTAGCCCCAATGTCACCAGACACTTTTTTAATGTCAGTGTAAGTTTTATTTAAGCCTTTGACACCCTCAGCACCAGAAGCCAAAATAGCTTCAGCAGTAGCATTACCAGCATCAGGGCCAGCAGAAGCAATCTGACTCAACAACTCAGGGTCTAATCTAGCTGCAATCAAACTGTCCAGATTTTTGCTGAAAGTAGTCAACTTCATCAAGTTATCTCTAAAGCCACTAACCATGTCTTTAGAGGTGTTCTTGACACCAGTAACAACAGTCTTAAACTTGCCATTTAAGAAAACAACACTCTCAACAATGCCATCGGCAGTATCATCAAAAACATTAGTAATGTCAAAAGCACTCAACAAAGATGACTGAATACTCTTAGCGTTCTGCACCAACTGATTGATACTTTGAGTAGTTTCCTTGACCTTCTTCGTAGCATCATCAGCCGCATTACCAACACCATCAATGTTTGTTACAGGCAACTTCTTGGACAACTGAGAAGTCATAGAAGAAACCGAACCAGTCAAACCATCAGTAGCAACAAGGCTCAAAGACACACGCTCGTTATAGTCTTTCAACGCATCATTCATGCTGTTAGTAGCTTCAACCGCACCAGGCACACCACCCAGATTAAACAAGAAACTTAGACCATCAATAATCATGTTAAGCAAAACAGTTACAATGGCAA